CCGGTCCAGCCGCTGCCGCCCGTNCGCTTGACGCGGAGACGCACCAGCGGATAAGCGCTGCCATCGACCGCGATAGTGGCGGTTTTGAACTTGGGATTGCTGCCCGTGGCAGTGACCGCCAAAAAGCCGCCAGAGACGGCCAGCGAGGCACTGGTGCCGGTCCAGCCGGTGATTTCAGACGCTTGGTCGAAGTAATAGATGATCTTGCTGTCAAACTGGCCGTTGCCGACCGAGACTTGATTGATCTGCTGCACTAATCCGGTGTACTGGTCAGCCAGTCTCTTGTTGACGCTGCCATCGAGCGACGATGCGCCATCGATCAAGTTGATCCGCGCTTGCAGGTCGGAGTACAGCTTGATGGTCGGGATGCCGTAATCAGGCCAGTATTCTGGCTTCGTTACCGATCCAAATCCCCACGGCGAGTAAAACGGCGACGGGTCAGATTCGCGCCCGATCTGCTCTTCAAGCATGAGTCCGTCAAAGTCCAGCGCCACCCCCGTGGTGTCCAGCGACAGACCGATCCGCGCTTCGGTAGCCGCATCTGCCGTGAGGTCAAAGACACCCGATAGCCGCTGCCAAGACGTACTGCCATCGGTGGTGCCGCTGACCGTATAGGTCGCCGTGGCCGTCGTCAGGCGGATGCTGGCGGTTCGGGCCACCGCCGTGCTGGGCTTGACGAACCACGACATGATCCACTTGCGGTTTGCCGTCAGCAAAATGTTGAACTGCCCGCTGGCCGATAGCCACGCCACGCCGCCCGCTGACGAGAGCGTGACGCGAGCGCACTTCTCGCCGTGGATGCGATTGGTCTGCTGACTGATGGTCGCATTGGTGGTGTGCGTCGGCGGCAATCCGGCGGGCCACTCAAAGCTGGCATAGTCATTCGGTAGGATGTTGATGCCCCGTCCGGCCCCGTCATCCGGCGCGGGTGATTCGGGATCGCCGGTTTGAAGGCTGGGATGCCATGCCGAGGTCAAGCTGCCCTTGTCCACATCACGCCACCATGTCACACGGTTGGCAATGGTGTCGGTCGGCTGGCTGGAAATCAGCGTATAGCCAGACCCTGGATTGCTGGCGTGTTCTTGTACGAAGCCCGTGGCATTCTCACGATAAAGCGCCATCAGAGAACCTCCGCCACTTCCAACGCCGCTGAGTTTCTTAGCGGATAAGGGTACTCAATCGAACTGAGCGAACGCATCCGACCGAGGAAGTTGCGCTGATCGCGAAAGGTGAGGTCCGCATCATCCGCGATCAGATAGACCTCGCGGCTGACATCCTGCTGCCGCAACATGACCAGCAACATGCGGTAGGCTTCGGTGTTACTCAGCCAAGATAGCTGCCCGCGCCAGATGCGGCGATTGGGCCGCTCATCGAAGTATTCCGGTCCCGCCAGCGCCTGCTGGACGACCGTCTGCGATTCCAGCTCCAGCGTCTCGCCGAAGTCATTGGTCACGGTCGGCATAAACCGCCAGCCGATAAAGAGGCGTGAGAGTTCAACATAGCCCGCCGTGTTGCCGGTATCGCTGATGCTGATGCGCCAGTAGCGGGCATTGATGGCGGTGAAGTGCTTGGCATAGTCGGTCGCGCTGTAGACCGTCTCGGCGGTCGAGTCATACAGCGTCGGACTCATGCCGGAATTACTGGCCCCTTGGATACGCACCGTAGCCGCATCGCCGGTCAGGTTGTGTCCGACCAGTGCGACGACGCCGATGGTCTGTTCCAGCCCAAGGTCAATGTTGATGACGGTGCTTGCCGCCAGCGCGTTGCTGCTGCGAGTCTTCTGATAGAGGTAGCGAGTCTTCAGATTCGACAGCGGATAGCTGGCATTCCAGGTGCCGCCGGAAAGGGTGGAGACATCGGTCTGATTTGCATACCCAAGCACTAAAGACATATCACCCCCAGAGTGTGAGATCGAGTGTGCCGGACTGGAAGTCGGCAGAAACAGAAATGACCGTCATCAAACGCCCGGTGCCGTAGCTCAGCTTGTCCGACTGCACATTGACGACCGCGCCCAGATCAAGCGTGGCGTAGCGGTCCGCCGGATTGGCCAGCGTGACGGTGACGACATCTCGGCGCACGGCAAAGAGGTTCAAGCGGCGGGCCGATTCGGCCTGGGCAATGCTGATGCCGTTGAGTGCGGAGTCCCAGGTCTCTTCCTCGGCCAGCAGGCGCTGGGTTTTGACATCCGCGTTCTCGGCCTTCTGGTCGCGGCTGGCGGTTGAGAACCACGCCGCCCGGTCTTCCGGCACCACCCCAGCGAGGCTTTTGCGATCCTGCACGGCAAAACTCTTGTCGGCTTGCAGCGTCGTCCGCCACAGCGGCAACTGGCCTTCCGGTTGACGCTCGATCTCCAGCACCTCGTTGTCGGTCAGTGTGGCGACGGGCGAGCCGGTGGGCGCTTCAAAGCGGGCGATGCGGAAGCGGTTCAGTGAGTCGAAGCCCCACCAGGCGCCGACTGACTGGCAGATGCGGTCAATCAGGCTGGCGGTCGTTTCCTCGCCCTCGATGACAAGGCCCAAGCTGCCCGCATTCTTGCTGTTGAGGGCGGTGAAGTCTGCCGCGACCCAATCGGACGAGGTGTAGCCCTTCTCGGTGAGGATGCGCTGCACCAGTCCGGCGGCGGTGTTCGAGAGGTAGTCCCACTCCTCCGCCACCGAAGCCGTGATCTGCCCGTAGGGCTGCGATCCCAGACGGAAGCATCCGATGGATGGGCATGCCCGCCAAGTACCGTTCGCCGGAGCGTTGGCTTCCATGTCGGCCTGGTTGGTGTAGTCAGCCCCCTGGCTGAGATACGCGCCCGCGTCGAAGACGTTGAGGACGGCATCCACCGCCCCCGCGTTGACCATGAAGACCAGCTTGCTGGTGTTGACCAGCGTCGGCTGCATCAGCGCAATGCGCCCAAGGACACGCGGCTTGGCTTGATCCTTGAGGTCATCGGCGGTGCCATCGATGCCATTCGGCAGCACATTGGTGCCGCCAAACTTGGCCGTGCTGAACGGCTTGTCCAGCGCCACCGACCGATCCCGCAGCCGCACCGAGATGCGTTCCCGCTCAACCGCCACCGTCTCGATGGTGGCTTTCAAAACGGTGGTGAAGGTGCCATAAGCGGCGGCGGGATCACCGATCTTCAGCGTCAGCGTCCGTCCGTCGTAATAGTCATCGGCCATCGCCGCCAGTTCGCGGTCGATGTTGACCAGCGTCAGTTCGCCAAAGGACACATTGGCCTTGCCACCGGGTGAGGCACCCATGCCGCGAGTGAAGGTGGCCGGGTTCTCGATGCGCGGCTTGTAGAATGTCCCCGCATTGTCGAAGCCCTGCCCGCTGGCAAAGCGATAGGTCACCACGCTGGATGACGCCGGGTCGAAGGCTTCAATTTCCGCCAGGAAGATGCGGGTGACGCGCCGGTCATATCGCGGCTCAAAGCGCGTGAGGTTGAATTGCAGGATCGCGGCCTGCGCTTCGCCCATCGCCACCGCAAAGAAACCCACCCCGCGCTTGAATTGCAGCACCTGGGCCGTCGCCTCTGCCGTGGCGGTGGCCGCGAAGAATCGGTCACGATCCTGAATCAGCGGATCGCTGCCAGCCTCCGTTAATAGGCGTCCGCCATCTTCCTGAAGAATGTAATTGGTCATGCTTCAGCTTCGCTCAGAACGTGGGCTTTTACTGCCTCACGCCATGCTCTGGGTAATTTCAGATACATCGCCGGGTTATGGTCAAAGAGAGCATTCATCAAGTGCCGGAAGCTCCCTGTTTTTCTGGAATGGCCTAGTATTGAGATAATACTGTCTCGCTGCTCTGATTTTACGGCTCGGCTGAAATTGAACAAGCTGTGCTTCCGAATAAAGCGGACGCGCTGCCAGGTGCGGTAGCCGACAAAGTTAATGCCGCGCTTAATCTTGTGCAGGCTGTAATGTGACAGCTCAAGATGCAGCGTTTCCTGTAAGAACTGCACGATCCTCGATAACATGCCAAGCTGATCCGCCCGCGTTCCGCCGAAGATAATAAAGTCATCCACATAGCGGCAATACCATTTAGCCTTGAGTATCCGCTTGGCAAAATGATCCAGTGGGTTGAGATAAATCAGGGCGTACATCTGGCTGAGCAAATTGCCAATGGGAATGCCTACCGGCTGACCGTATTCGGCAAACTGCATCATCACATCAACAAACCGGCGATCCTTGATCTTGCGCTCGATCTGCTGGCGCAGAATGTCCCGATCAATGCGGTAAAAGAATCGTTTGATATCCATCTGCAATAGATAACTATCTGCTGGGGTGGCGCGTAAAGCGGCATGGGAATAATCCGCTGCCGCATGGGTGCCTTTGCCGGTGCGACAGGCAAAGCTGTGATCGGTAAAACTGGCGTTGAAGATCGGGTAGGTAAGCCGATAGATGGCGTGCTGTACCACCAAGTCACGGAAAGCCGGGGCGTAGATCAATCGCTCTTTTGGCTCATAAACCTTGAAAACGTGGTAGGGCTGGGGCTGATACTGGCCGGAACGCAATTCCTGATACAGCATATCCAGGTTGCCCGCCAGATTGCGCGAGAACTCCAGGGCTGCCCGACGGCTACGCTTTCCCTGGCTGGCGTCCAGCCATGCCTGATACAGCGAATCATAGGTGAAGGCTTTATCAAACAGATAGCCGACACGCTTCATAAGGATTCCCCCAGACGGTCGAACCCATTGGGCCTACTGGGATGGGGGATTCCGGCAGATTTCGCACCGGCTTGCGCCGGATGCAGGAAAGCATCTCCCTTGAATCCACATGCCGGTTGCCCGGTACGAGGTGTCGAGTCGGGCCGAGCGCCAATGTTGTCGTTCGTATTCGAGCGGGCATTGTTGCAATTCAAAGCAAACACTCCTGCATTCGCAGAGTTGTTCCAATTACCGCCACGGATCGGCAAAGCCTAAACATTTCAAGATGCTTCCCTTTTACCCCCAGTGTCCTGGGTAGTTTGTTTGGCCCTTTCGGCCTGAATCCAGCCACCAATCATGCGGCCCAGCTCGTCAATCATGCGGCTGAGCGTGAGGTAGCGGTGCTGCGCGGTTTTTTCGCCTTCTTTCTCAGCCGGTTTCGAGCCATCCTTAAACCGAAAGTAGCCTAATTCAAAGGCCAGTCGAACCAACATGCGCAATTGCTCATGGCAAATATCGAGATTGGTCAGGCTGGTTTTCTTCTGGTAGCGTTTTTGCGATTCGACGATATAGCCATAGACCTCATACGCCTTGACGCGGATTTGCTGGGCCAGCCCATACCGCTCGTATTTCGGAAAATGGTTGAGATACAAATTCATTTGTTTGGCAAACTCGGTGAACTTGGTATCCAGTTTCGCTTCGTCATGAATGCCCATCGCTACCGCTCGGGCGGTCAAAGCACGAAGGCGGGCCGAGCGCCAANGATGCCGNTACGNACCCGAGCGGG